CCAGCCAGCCTTTTTATCCATGGCAATCATCATTTCGCAGAAGCCTTCGTGGCCGAATTCCTCGAAGATTCTGTTTGCCATCATTGTGCAGTAGTGGTTTCTGTACATGTTTTCAGCATCAATCGTCGCACTCATGAACTCGCTGAGCCACACTGCTAATTCTTCGCGTGGCGGTGGAAGGTCACCGTCCATGTCGTCAAAGAACTCATGCTCGCTCATAGGACCTGCCAATCATTCAGCATGCTGAAATAATCATACATTTAATGTATCTCAGGCGAATGAAAGGATGAGGTTTTGGGCTTGCACTTTCTTTTGCGTGACAAGTGATGTTGAGCTCATTGAAGCGACTGCGCGCTCTTGCTTATCGACCTCGCGGTAGTGGTCAAGGTACTCAACTACTGCGTTATACGCAGACCAACCGTTGTATCCATAACCCTTAGCGTTGCGTTCGTTTTCATATAGCGCACGAACGGTTGTAAGAATCTTCTCTCGGTTCTTTGCTTGACGCTCGGTCTCTCCTGTTTTCTGCGGAAAGAGCGTAGAGAGGTACTTGTCGAAGTTGCGTCCGGATGCTGGCATTTCGATTGCGAGCATTGACTCGGCGGCCTCACTGAACGACTTGGCCCACTCCGTAGAAATCTTGAGGACTTCTTGTGCTTCTTCGATTGCTGTATCTGCGTTACGCGTGTGGCGTGCAGTGAAGACTCGCTGAGCTCCTCGCATGCCTGCGATAACTGTATTTTTACATACCGCACGAATGCTGGTGTTTGCGAACGTGATTGGCGTACGTCCGTCATGTCCGTTACGTACGAGTAAGTAACGCTCAATCTTGTCATTCACGCCCATTGGGTCGATGACGAGACCGCCAAGGTCTAGCGATGCAAAGAACTCGCGCCCACTGTGGAGAACTCCACATGTATCCACGATTGCATCGCCTTTCGAGGCTCCAACGACGGCGAGGGCGCTTTCTAGGCAAGCTTTATTCTGCTGGACTACATAGCGCGTTCCGACAGTTGCCAGACCGTCAAATGAGCCGTCCGAGTTCACGCGAACCGTTGCTCTGCTGTCATCAATGATTACTGGTGTTCCGTCAGGATTGCGGATGAAGTTTCCGTCTGCATCAACGGCAGCGACTTTTGTGGTTACTACGTCAAAGTCGGCATGAGCAGCTTGGAGCATTGCTTCCGAGGTTTGCAGGCCCTTCATAGGGGTGCCGAGACGGTGCCACGGAATCTCGCGGTCGGCATAAGCCATCCGAACAATCCCAGACTTTGTTGTTTCAAGCATGTGGGCCATAAAAATTACTCTCTCTAACTTTTTCGGATAGATTTATCTGAAACGATAGCGCCAAATGTGGCGTAGGTGTGTAACTATCTCAAATAACTAGCCGCCGTAGATACGCCAGTTGCGCAACTTGCCGGAAGTGTTTTCCATAATCCACTTCGCCATTTTTAAGTTGCAATCAACAGTGAGCAAAGCCTCTAGGTCTTCGCGCATGGAGCCAGTATCAACATTGCATACGTCACGCACTGTGCGGACCCACGACGAGTTGATTTGGACTAACCCGCTATCCCAGGTGCCGTCTCCGTTGAGCGAATAGGTCATCTGACCTTTGCTATTCCAACGAGCATTGATGGCCTTGGGGTTGCACTTACTTTCGCGCCAAGCAATATACGAAAACACCTCCACGGGGAGTCCGTAATCCTTGAACTTTGCTTCCCATTTTGGGCAGCGCATTGACTGGTCGCTCGGGAAACGAGGACCGCTGGTTTGTGGATACCAAACATCCGGAACATTGTCCGTTGGTAGTCCACGAGCAACAAGCGCTGCAATGTGAGCTTTCCGTGTCAGTGAACCGTAATAACCGTCCACTTCCAGATTCCCAAGAAGACGCTGAAGCTTCTTAACAGCAGGACCCTGCTGACGAAACTTATAAGTCATCTTTAATGCGGCAACAATTCTTGTCTCTTTTGCTACCTGTTCTGAAGTTTGGCCTTCAACAGCGAAGGCATTAACTCTTGGGGTGGAAATCTCACTGAGTGGTGTAAGCGCTGGGACGCTTACCACCGCCTTCCCGCTTTGGTTGGCTGCCGAAACATTCGGTGTTGCCAGTCCAAGTACTAGTGCGGACAATGCGGTAGCCCAAACAGTGGTTCTTCTCAAGGTTTTAACTCCTTACTCAGCGGATAGGGCAACGCTCTAATAACATTGAGCGCCTATGTCAGTAAGTACCAATCTATTTTATCAAATAGAGAGGCGATTTGTGTATGGTATCTGTATTTCAGCTTTTCAATGCCGAATCCAGGAACTCAACAGGCTCCTGGAGGCTTAAATTAACGGTAATTTCCTCATCATTGACGGAAGTCACATTCAGGCCCATCGAGCGAGCCATGAGCAATGCCATGGTTTGACAGTCATTCATCACTTCTGCTGATTCATCTTCTGACATCTCAGCATCTCCACCATCTGTAAAGAAATAATACAGACATTCGGAAATGTGTACCATGACTTCGAGTTGCGCTTCATCTGTGCTTTTTTCTATAGCCATTTAGACACCCTAGCACCACTGCGGTAGCTTTCAAAACTTTCTGACGATGGTTGTGTTTTTAAAGGGGCGATGGTAATGTGCCAATTGCCCCCATTCCGGGGGTTACGCATAAACAAGGAGACGTAGAGATGAATGCAGCACAGACAGTGCTAATTGGCAATGTAACGCAAGAGCCAGAAATGACGTTTACCACAAGTGGTCAAGCGCGACTTTCTTTCTCAGTTGCTTGCAACTATGTCTGGTACGACCAGGCAAATGAAAAGCAGGAAAAGGTTTCTTTCTTCAACGTAATCGCTTGGCGATATGTTGCCGAAAATGCCGCAAAGACTCTTGAGAAGGGTCTTGGAGTTGTCGTTGTTGGACGACTTGAACAGCGTTCATACACCGACAAGGAAGGCAACAACCGAAGCACTGTTGAGCTCGTCGCAGACGAAATCGCAGTGAACACTCGCGCAATTGAGGCGGTTACTCGCCGCGCGAAGTCGGATGGTGCTGGAGCACCAGCGCAAGGTCAGCGTCGTCAGCAGAAGCCGGCAACAGGCCGCGTCCCTGCATCAGTAGGTGCAGACGACGAACCGTTCTGACTTGAAGGCATCCCTGTGAGGATGCTAAGTTAGAAAATAGATTAACCCCTCGGTCCAAAAAAACTAGTGTCCAGCGTGCACGGCGGGAACCAAACACCAGACACACACCGAGGGGTTTTTCTATGCCCTTATTTAGTTCTCTTCTTTATAGTTTTGTGGATTACGAACTCTGTCGTACTCTGTCATTTGATTGACAAATCCACATGTGCATTTACCGTATATGTATGCACAGCTCTTTCTGTGTTGAGCAAAAGCGAGCGTTTTGTCTATCGTATTCCAGTCGCTCACAGATAGATGTATTCCGGGGTTCTGGTTTAGATAGCGCAAACTAGAAATTTCATCAATTATCAACTTGATGAAGTCAGCTTCGTCCGAATTTATCCTAGAGGCGTCGACGTGCCAATCTCTAAGTATGTCCAATATGTCAGCCATGGCTGAAATACTAGCCGTTTGTAATATCTGTTTCGTGCACCCACCCACTTTTACGTGGGTAGCCAATTGTCGCGTAACCCTTTAGAAGGTCATCGCCAAAACGTTCCCTAAACGTTGCGCACCATAGTTCTCGTTGCTCTTCGGACATATCCCCCCATCGTCCGAAAACTATCCCTATTTCAGCGCCGCCACCTATTGCCATTTAAAGATTATACATTTCTACAGCACCCATCACATCCGTGGGTTTTGTTTTTTGAGGGGTCGTCTGGGTCTGGGTGTCCAATGCCGTGAGGACATATTCTTTCGATTATTCGCATATCTGGACGCCAGTTTTGTGGCCAGTCGCGCATGTGGTGATTTGACTGCTTGTGTATCGGGCAATATTTGCCAATGCATTCCTCAGGCAAGTGAACGCCCCCCAGCTCCTGTCCTCCGACAAGAATATGGGAGCGAACTGGCTTCTTCTCTTTTGCCATTACCCTACGCTACTTCTGCCCACATATCGCTATACCACTTCGTTCCATATACGGCGAATGGGTGCACCCCGTAGCGCAGACACATTCTGTCAGCTTCGTAAATTGTCAAACCTGTACGTTGCCATGTGGCAATAGCAACCTTGTGATTGTGCTGAAACTCCAAAGGAAGATTTTCAATTAATGGCTCAACTGGGAGACGCATTTGTTTGCGCGTTTTTCTGCGCGAATTACTTTTTTCCGTTGCTATGTGAGCCGCTTTTGCGCATTCTTCGCATCTACATCCGCGTCTGTAATACGAGTTTGTTGTGCCGTGTTTAATCGCTGTTGCTGTTTCCATGCCTTTGTCTTTCTCAGGATGTAGCCATTTGCTTGCAGTTCTTGAAGTATGTGTTCCGGTATTCCATCTGTTATGGGAATTCCGCAATGATTGAGTGCTTTTCTAATTATTTCTATTTTTTTACTCATCTATATCAAGCAGCCTTATTCCAATACTCGGTTCCTGGTTCAGTAAATCATTAACTGCGTCATTTGGTGTATTTCCAACGCCTATTGATTGATTTTTCCCAGCACCAAAAAAATTTGCGCACTCCACATCGTTACCTATGCAGGCATCAGGGAAAACATCACCTATGTAAAGTGCAAACCATTTGCCGCCTTCGTATACGCCGGAGTATCGAGATTGATGAACGACCACGCGCCATGGTGTGTCCATTGATTTATCTCCCGAGAATAAGAGCGAGCGAGTACGTGATGATTATAAAAATCAAGAGAATGTTTATCGCTCTTCTGAGTATCTTGTCAACCATAGTGGGCCCGGTGGGGATTGAACCCACGACCAAGGGATTATGAGTCCCCTGCTCTGACCACTGAGCTACAGGCCCGAGGATTAATTAATCGAATTCACTTGGCAATCTAAATATCAATGTCAGTAATATATTGTTCCGTTGCTCACCATTTACCCGCTTCGTCATAGAGCGCCGTCCAGGCAGAACGCATTTCATCATCAAATTCAACAATATCTGGATTTCCAGAAATTGCATCTTCATATTTATTTTCTGCCCACACGAAATCAATGATTATTTTTCGTAACCGTTCAATCTCATCAGCGGCTTCTAAACAAATTGGTAACTGCCCTAAATACTTTTCTCGTAGTCGGGTCACAATGTCATCACTCATGGAGAATCTCCTCTGTAACGCTTAGTAGGTGGGCCGCTCGCTTTTGGTCAATCATGCCGTCAAGGAGCCATTGAGCAACCACTTTCGGAGGGAACGGTACGAGGCGGAAGGTGCCGCTAAAAGGTCCACCATGAGAGCGTGAATCTCCATCATGGTCAAAAATTGATTTTCCGCATCCGTCACAGCAGAGAATGGACTGCCCAATCCATTCAAATGCTTTACATTCCTTGGTCACAATGTCATCAGTCATTCGCGACCTTCTTTTGTTCGTAGGCGCTCCCAAGCAAGTGTTGCCTGAAATACATCCTGTCCATCAGATACAGGGGACTGACCAAACTCATCCATGCGGAAACACTCACCAAACATATTGGCTACTTCTTTCCATTCTCGTAGGCGTTCAATTTCGGCTTCAAGTCTCGGGACACGACCCCAACCGTCCTGAGCGTTAGCAATGGAGTTGACCATTTCCCGTAGTCGTTCAATCTCATCAGCGGCATCCTCATTTATCCCGTCATGGGGGCAAGTGATTCCTTTGCACATACAAACTTCTCGTAGTCGGGTCACAATGTCATCACTCATGAGCTTCTCTCCAGCTCGCGAACAACTTTACAAGCGACACAGCGACAACCACTGCTCGGTACGTCATGGTGTTTTTTAATATATCTAGCAAGTTGTTCTGTTCGATGTTTCCAGTAAGCACGTTCCGCACGTGCATTTTCAATTTCATCAGCAGCAGCTTTTATCATGAATCCATGACCGTCTGCACCATTGCACATAAGTGTAAGTTCAAGTGACCTCAGTTTTTTAACTATGTCTTCACTCATCGTTTTCATCCACTGTTACAGAGCGGACTCCGGCCATCACAAGGCATGTGTTTAAATGTTTGTCTTTCATTTGCTCATACACTAAACATCCACATGCACAAACGACAATTGGCAATCCGCCAAAATCTGTTTGAAGATGTACTACTGATGTCTCTTCAGTCATAATTTCCCCTTTATTTGTGGGCGCTGAGGGTTTCGAACCCCCGACCTACTCGGTGTAAACGAGTTGCTCTACCACTGAGCTAAGCGCCCTATCCAGTTAGCAATTCTACTCTTCTTCTGGTCTTTCCGCAAATGAAATTTCAACTCCAAGGCGTTCTTGCTCAACGCCAAGTGCATCCAAGATTGCATCGAGGTCTTCATGAAGCCACATATGCGACAAGAAATCAGCCTGCGTTGTTACTTTCTCAAAACCACAATCCAGACAAATTTGCGGCATTACTCGTGGGTCTAATTCTTCAACATTTACTGTTTCTAAATTCATTGGTTCTCCTTTGTAGGTGCGTAACACATTTACGCTAAAGGGAAGAATATTTAACGAGTGACTCGTATCTACGTAACAGGTAGATTTTTGTACCGCACCAGGGAATTGAACCCTGCAAATGGATGTTTATAAGACATCTGTGTTCTACCAGCTCACCCGTGCGGCGCGAAATTAGCCCGCACTAAGGCGGGCTAACCTATTGGCCAGAAGTAAGGAATGGTGTCGGGCACATCCCAATCATAGCGCGAATAGAAAAGAAAGTCTTTCCTCAGTAGGTTGCTTTTGTGGCTTTCATGCACGCGCTTATCTCCCCACCAGACCGGCAGGTCCGTATGGTCCGGTTTGACTTGGGAAATGATTTTGTCTCGGCAGGTATCTTTGTATCCACGGGCTATCCACTCGTCACATATCGCGACACCGTATGCAGCTAAACCGGCGATATTTTCTTGCCACATTTTAGTAGCAGGATGGTTGCGCCAGCCATGGTGCTTGCGTCCCGTAACAGGAATTAAAGATTGAATAATTTGCAGAGTTTCTACGCGTTGCTTCCCCAGTCTCCGCATGTCAAGAATCTGCGCTGATTCAGTAAATGTTTCACAAGGTACAAATGTTTGCATATCAAGCCTTTGGTTCGTCGTAGCGCGGATTAATTAACATGTCAAGAACATCTTCTGGGTAAATCAAGAACCCCCGCGCGGGATTGCTTGGACCGCCGAAATCTTTTTTTGTAGTGTCATTAAATTTGTCGTTATTAATACGAAGGTAACGTTTCATTCTGTCAACAAGAACGGTGACAAATGCGCCTTCTGGTGAGTACATATAAACCCACCATTTTGCGGTTGTTATGTTTATACCACTCTTCACCCAGACTTGATTGCCGTCTTGGTCGCGTCGCCCTCTTGGGTTCTGCTCAGTTTCAACAACCATGCGTCCGTTGCGATAGCGGTCGGACTTTATTTCGAAATCCCCACCTTCAAGGGAATCTAGAAACTTGGAAAAAAGTGATTCCCCAGATAATCCAAACAACAGGTCATTTTTGAAATCAAACGTACGACCCGGAACATCGAAAAATGAACTCATTAATCTGCGTTACCCCCGTAAGACTGAATCGTCATCTCGTCCCCATCAATAATTACATCAGGCATAAGGTTTCTGATGTCAAGCAGTTTATCTACTACTTCAGAAACTGAAACCTGTACATATGGGCTGTGGGAAACCTGAACGGAAAGCTCATGCAAATATGCATCCAGCGCAATCATGGGCGCAGCTTCAGCCATTTTCTTTGCTAGATACTTTGCACGCGGGTCCTCAGTGGAGGCCATATAATACCCCTTTGTCTAGTTGGTCAGACGACCATACCCCCTAATGCAACAAAAAACAACGACCAAATATGCGGAGAAAAAATAGCCAGAAAAAATAATTGTCGATGTTGTGTTTTATTTTTGGGTTCGTTATATTCACGGTACCTACAAAACCGAAGGGCTAGACCCGAAGGAGATTAATAACATGTCAGAGTACAGCAAGCTCAAGAACAAGGGTCTCGGAAGGGGCCGACCGGCATTGAAGCCCGAAGAGCGCGAACAGCGCAAGGAATTCAACGCAAAGCGCCAAGAAGCGCGTCGTCGCGCACACATCGTTCTCCAGCATCGTTATGCGGAAGAGTACGAAAAAATCTTTAGTGCAGAACTTAAAGAACTAACGAAGTGAAATGGATTCCGCCACTGACGGTAAAACGTTGGTGGCGGAATTCTAATAATCGTAGTACTTGCCGCCGCCGTGATTCTTCGGCTTCCTCGAACGTTTTCTAGATTCTCCATAGCCGGACTGAACCCACGTGTCGTAATCATCCGGGATGCCAGTAACTGAACGAACGTAACGGGCGTACTCTTCTAGCAACTCTTCATCTTCATCAAACTGAGCCATCGTATTATTTTATATCTACTGGTTAACTTCTGGTGTATTGGGTTGATTTAGTCGCTTACCGCACTTCATGCACATAGTTGCCCAGGGGTAAAAACGTGTCATTTCAGCTGGATGCTCACATTCAAGAAGTGTCTTTGCCTGAGAGTTGAGTGTTCCGCGAATCCATGCAGAAAGGGTATTGCCTGACTCTTCTGCTGCCCGCTTCCACCTATCTCTGTCTTGTCCTGTTGCGCGTATTAGCACTTGCTTGTCAGCTGGACCATCATCGTCCTTGACCATTGGTGAAATAGTCATCTCAATAGATGAGACAACCTTGTCAACAGCAGCCCTAACGTTGTCGTTACTCATTTTCGTCATCTGAACTTTCGACTATTTCAGCGTCAACGATTTCGTTGTCTGAATTTAGTATGCTCTTAACTGTCTCCGGTGGCAGAACGCCGGATATGCCCATGAGCTCAAGAAGTTGACGAGCTTCTGTTTCTGGATTGAATGCATCGACTTCAGGTGTGTCGCTAACGCTTCCAGCAAGTGTCGCCTTAATCGTTTCATTATTCTTTTGCTGCACATCCATCTGGACGTTGACATTCACTTGGTCCATGCCGAGAAGTTTTGTGCGCCTGTCCATAATCGACAAAACCTGCTGAATAGCCTTGAGGTCTGGCTCTACGGACATTTCTGTCCCGTCGTCCATAGTCACACGTCTGTGCTGTGTGAGGGGCCAGATTGCCTGCTGGAGGCTATCTAGGCGCTCAAGTTCCATACGAAGCACTTCTGGGTACGCCATAAGCACTTCACGGTTCATCTTTTCCAGTTGCCTCTGTATGGCCTTGGAGACAGCGGCTGTTGTTATTCCGAAGCGCCGGGCTATTTCGTGAGTAGACGTGCCTGCTTGCCGCATTTTGAAAATGCGCATATCCCGTTCGGAAAGAAACTCTTTTGTAACTATCTTGTTTGATTTATCTTCAGCCATAAATACCTATCAAAGACTGTATCACTACGTGATTAGGTAATTTTAGAAAACTCCAGCACCTCAAACGGGAAAATCTTTCCGCGAGTCAATTTTACTGGCCAATTACGCTCGTCTCGCGCACCACGGAAGTGCTTTAGGTCGTAAATGTAAGCAGCTGAGGCCGTGAAGTCGGGTGTTAGTGAAATTCCGAATTCTGGCCATCGCGACCAAACTGCAGACCCGAATGGGCGCAAATCACGAGATGTCATGCTTGTTCCCAATGGTGCATGGTGCTCAAGCCAAAGTGCAACGTTGTATGCGGTACGCAAATAATCAAGATACTTCGCTACCTCAACAGCTACCGCTTCAGATGTTCTATTTCCAGGGTCGACAAACGACTTATATAAGGGGCCCATAACAATCATTTCCGGCTTGGCAATCTCAATTTGCTCTTCAAGCAAAACTCTGTCTCCTGGTTTGAGGAGGTCAAGTCCGGATGGCTTTGTATAAAGATGAATAAGCGGTTTTGTCTGCGACGACCTATGCAATGCTTGTGACATTATTGACCGAGATGTACGCCGAATAATTCGCTCTGGGTTTTCAAGGTCAACCGTTAGTGTCCTAATAGGCTTCATTTGTTGATAGGTGAATGGGTTGATTCCACATGCGGAACATATTGCGACCTGCCTAGCCAGCATTGTCTTGCCGACTCCTTCGGCAGCCACAACTATTACTCTCTCGTTGCGTTCTAATAATCCAGGGATGAGCCAGTCATAACTATCCTCTTCGCTCTCTTTGAGAAACTCATCCCACAGGACGAGGCGACCTGGGTCTAATGGAGTCTGAGAACCAGAAGTACTAAGAATTGCGGAGCTCTTTGCTAGCTTCTGTTTGATACTTAAATCATCGCGAAGTAGGAGCGATTGTAGTGCTTCAAGAGTTACTTCTTCTGCGCTTAGCTCGTCCTCTTGATGTTCTTCGATGTGAATTTCAGAGCTAGAACCTTCCTCAAAGGGAATCAAAGAATCAATCGTTCCGCCACTCGCAAAGTGGTCTGTTATGTCCTTTGATGTTGGTGACTGCCAAACATCTACGGAACATCCAGCAGCAAGAAGTTCCTTTGCGACCATCTCCGCATGCTTGCGTCCTGGCTCGTCATTGTCTGCGACGATTTGAACATGCGCACCACGAAGTGCATCAGTGTGAATATCGAGCCACTTGCCAGCACCACCTGGCATCGTTGTTGCGACTACGCCTAAATCCATGAGCGTGTCGGCATCTTTTTCACCCTCAACTAGCCAGATGTAATAGCCTTCTTTTTTTGCATTAATTACTTCTGGGAGGTTGTAGAGAACTTTTGGTATATCGCCTAACGAATAAATCCAATCTCCGTTTGGCCCAGGACGACGCTGTTTAAATGTCTTCTTGCCGTCTTGGTCGACGTAGCGAACTTTCTGAAATAGAAGATTTCCGTATTCATCTAGATAGTCATACGACTTAACAAACTTCGTGAATTCTTTCTTCTTTTCTATTTTTTGAGCCATAAGGTCTGACACTTGTATACCTACCGACTCACAAATCTCGTCAACTGAACATCCATTGCCTCTGTGACAATGGAGTAGTACGCGTCCGTCATTTCCCTGTGATATCGAAAGACTTGGATTTGCATCATCATTCCTACATGGACAACGAGCTTGCCATTGGCCGTTACCCTCACGAACGACATCAACTCTGTTGAGAAAATTCTCAACCTGTGGCGAAACTACAGTCACTGCGTTGCCTCTAATGAAATGGTGACCATGCGGATACCGCGTTCATTACGCATTACTGCACGTTCAATTTCGCTTACTCCGCCCCAAGTTCCAAATGGCTCATGCCTTAGGGAATATTCAAGGCAGGGTATGCGTTGCTCGCACTGCTCACATGTTTCTTTAACTAATCGCTCATCATCTTGACGTTGCTCGCGCTCAGCTTTATTGAGTCCGCCCTTTTTTGTGGTCGGAAACCAAAGCTCAATTGGCATTCCAGTACAAAGTCCACCAACTGGCGCGGAGTCGTAGGATGTTGACATGTCCCTCCCAAAGACTTGTGCGGAGCATCAAGATTTGGCGAGCCTAGCAACATCTGCCGGAGAAAGAAATACCAAAGCGGACTTAATTACAAGTTGACCGTTTTCATCGCCAACATTTATATCGATTGCGTCAATCGGAACGGAAAAGCGTGACGCAATTGCCGCACGCATTTTTTCAATCTCTAATTCGAAGAGAGAAATTGATTGTTCCTCTTTAGCAATAAAAGAAGTCGATGGAGCAGAGAGTGCTTTTATCTCAACATCTTTTTCTTCAGCTCGAAGGCACCAAGCGCAGGCCAGCGATTCTGTGGTTGCGGCCCTTGGGCGAGACTCTACGTGCCCACAGGCAAGTTTATGCATGTAACGTACTTGCCCCCATGCACCAGTTTTGTTGATTTCAACTATCGCTCGCCTGGGAGCACGCCGGTGCTCTGTTGACATGAAGCGTTATTTAGCCTTCAGGCCAAAAATCTTTCGCCAGAAAGATGTCTTCTTTTCGACAGTTTTAATTGCATTTGAGATAACAAATTTCGCCTCATCAGCTACAGCCTCTGCGTTTTTCTGTGCGTCAGAAAGTACTGCTTGTGCTTTTGTGGCTAGCTTTGCTAGTTCCGCACGGTCGACAAAATCATCAATCGTTGCGATTGGCTCCTGCTTTTTGGATTGTGCTGCTTTTTTTGCTACAGCTTTTTTCGCTGGTTGCTTTTTTACCGCAGCTTTTTTAGCGGGAGCTTTTTTTACAGCTG